CTGTCGTGCCAGACCATGTAGTTCGGGTTCCAGGACCCGGTGCGGGCGACGTCGATCGTGCAAGCGCCGCCGGCCGCCGCCGACGTATCGACCGAAGCCGTGAGCGCGCCGATCGGCTTGACCGCCAGATCCGGGTCCGCGTTGTAGGTCGCCGGGACGATCTCCCCGGTCGGGTCATTGTCCTCGAAGCCTACGATCAGGTCGATCGGAAGGAGCTGGCCGGCCTTCACCGTGTAGGTGAACGTCTTTTCCAGGATGTCGCCCGTGCGCCGCTCGCGGGTGCCGAAAGACTTGGACGCGAATCCCGCGATGCCGGGCGTTTCGCGCGGAGTGTTTTCCACCATAGGGATTCCCTCGTCGTAGGTGGTTCAAGGTGTGGACGCCGCCGGCCGGCGACGCCCGGTTTTTAAGCGGCGTCAGGACGCCGCCTTCTGCTTGTCCTTGGACGCGACGTAGCCGCCCGCGTTGTGATACGAGCCGAGGATGTCGTTCGCCATCTTCTCGTCGTCGGACGCGCTCTCGTCGGTCTTGCCGCCGGTCGCCTCGGTGTCGGGCTGCTTGTCCTGGTCCATGTGGGCCGAGAAGTGATCCTTGCCCTTGGCCTTCGGCTTGCCGCCCTTCGGGGCCGAAGCCTCTTCGCCCTCGTCCTCGTCCTCGTCGCCCTCTTCGGCTTCCTTGCCGCGCGTGGCGTTCGGCTTGCCGACGACCGCCTTCGGCATGCGGCCGAGAACGGTATTTGCGGTCTTGGCGCTGAAGCTCGTCTCTTCGTCGAGAGCGAGTTCGATGGCGGCGGCCTCGCGGCCCTCGGCGTTCTCGCACTTCAGGATCGCGCCGATCCGCTCGCGCTCCGCCTTCGCGCCGGCCTCGCGGCCCTCCGCACGGGCCGCGTTAACCGCAGCTTCATCTTCGTTGCCGGTCTTCTTGCCCGTGTCCTGACCTTGTGCCATTTGCTCGTCCTCTAAGTTAAGCTCCGCTGCGAAATCCTTGAGCCCGTCTTCGGGGCTCTCGATCTTATCGGCAAAACCGATCTCGATTGCCTCGTCCGAATCGTAGGTCAAGGCCTCGGTAGCCTTAACGTCCGATTCGTCCATACCGCGCCCGGCCGCTACAGTCGAGACGAACAGCATCCCGAGCTTGTTAATTCTTGCCTGAATGCGCGCCTTTGCATCATCCGACAGCTCTTTGTAGGGCGAACCGTCCGTCTTGTGCTTGCCGAACTGAATGAAGGTGATCTTGATCCCGGCGTTTTCCATGTAGCCGGTGAAGTCGACGTGCGACGTGACGACGCCGACCGAACCGACGCCACCCGAGCGCGTAACCGAGATCGTGTCGGCCGGCATGAAGACCGCATAGCAGGCCGAGTAGGCGTGATCGGCCGCGTAAGCGCGCAGCGGCTTCGTCTTCGCCGCGTTCATGTGATCGACGAGTTCGAAACAGCCCGCGACCATGCCGCCAGGGCTGTTGCCGATCAGGGCAATACCCTTCACGTTCGCGTCGGCCTCGCCGCGATCGAACGCCCGTTTGATGTAGTCGTAGCCGGTCGCATAGCTCCCGAAGGCATAGGGGAAGCGATGCAAGAGCACGCCGAAGACCGGGATCTGGAGTATGCCGTCGTCACTGACCCGGTACGGTCGCAGAAACGCCTTGAACGACCCGCGCTCGATCTCGTCAGCGGTCGGCCAGAAGTCATCGTCATCCTCCGACGCGATCTCGGTCGAGGCGACAAGCTCTTCCGCCCGCTCGTCCTTCATCAGGCCTTCGAGGCAAGCCTGAAACATGCCTTCCTGGCCGGCTCCGGCGAGGAGCGCGCCGGAAGCGACGTGCGCGAGAAGCGTTTGCAGCATGATCAATCCCCCTCGCCGTCTGGCGAACGCGGCGACCCGCTCGCGGCATTCAGCATGTTCGAATCCACTTCCGCCGACAGCCCGGCGGCGTCGAGGATCTTCTTCTCGCGTTCCTTCTGCCGGATGACGCGCCGCCAGTCCATCCCGAACCGGCGATGCTCGAACTCCAGCGTGGTCAGGTTCATCTTCAGCCGGAGCGCCGCCGCCTGCGTTTCCTTCAGCTCGTCGATCTGGCCGAGGCCTGCGCCGATCCACTCGCACTGCGTATAGGCGTAGCGGTTCATGCGGTCGTAGAAGTTCGCCGTCGTCGCGGCGTTGCGCGGAAGCGACGTGATCCGCCCCTTATTCAGGGCTTCCTCGAACCAAAGCATGTAATGCGCCGTGGCATAGCGATCGGCGATGATCTTCTTCTTCGCCCGCATGGCGCGGCCGGTCATCTGGAGCGCGGCCTTGATCGAGGAGTAGTTCGTCTTCGAGAAGTCTCGGCTGACCTCCTCATAGGTCGTGTCCATCGCCGCCGCGAGATACCGTTGCAGCGCCGCTTCGAATTCGGTGCCGACGCCGCCGGGCGTTCCCATCGGACGGAGCTGAAGCTTCGTTCCGGGGAAAAGGTGCGGGATCTTCGCGCCGTCGATCGCGAGGTTCTGCGCGCCCTTGCCGTACTGTGCGATGGCGTCGAGGTACTTCTGCGCATAGGCCAGCGCCGGCCCGGCCGGGTCCTTCCCGCCGCCGGAGCCCGCACCGATCTGCGCCATGACGAGTTCATGCGGCAGCTCGCTCTCGATCGAGGCGGCGTAGGACGCATTCGTGATGGCGTTCTGGAGGAGGATCTGGCGGAAACGCTTCGCCGACCGCATTTCGCCCATCGCCGCCGCCATCGAAGCGACAGCTCGGGTCTGGTCGGGCCGGACTTGCTCTTTGATGTAAATCACCTGCCGGCGGCCCCAGGGCTTCATCGCCGGCACGTAGTTGTAGTCCATGGCCTCGATCGGCTGCCACATATCGCTCGGGTGCGCCTTGCGGATGAAGTACCCTTCCGCCGCGCCGCGCCGATTGAGCTTGATCCCGCCGACAACCGACGTGTCGCCGATCCGGTCGTAGGGCGTCGACAGCCGGTCGACCTCGACCGCCATCAGCGCCGTCTGGTAGGGCACCGGCTCGTCGCGAATCCACTCGACCGTCCACAAGCTGTCGCCGCCATAGAAGCAGGTCCCGATCGCGAGCCGGACTTGCTCCGTCAGCGTCATCGAACGGCCGGCGTCGGACATCTCCGAGGCTTCGGCGTAGAGCGTGTATTCGGTCTCGACCTCTTCCTGGAACTCCTCTTCCCACTTCTCGTCGAAGGCTTTGTCCTGCCGGCGGAGGCTTTCCATGTTCGGCTTCGCGCTCAGCGCGAACAGCGATCCGACAATGCTGTCCTTCTGCGTGTTCGCGCCGGCCTGGACCGTCGCGTCGTTCCGCAGCATGTCACGGCCTCGGCCGTCCATGTCCGGCTTGCCGTCGAGCATGTCCATGTCGGCCGACTGGATCGCGGGCGTGTAAAGCGCAAGCTCGCGCGACGTGCGGCTGGCGGCTTCGTAGGCCCCCATCGCCATGTCAGGCCCGACGCCGGGCGCGCCGCCGAGGAGTTCTTCGATGTCGGGTGCGTAGACCTTCATGCGATAAACACCCTGGCCGGGCCGACACGCTGGCCGACGCCCCCGAGAGCGAATTTCAGCTCGGCGATATAGGCTTGCAGTTTGGTCGAATTGCCGGCGTTGAATTCCACGCGCTCGCCGTTCTGATCGACGACTACTTTCGGCATCTGCCCGGTCTGGAGGCGATGGTATGCCAGCTCCGCTTCGAGAAGGCGGGTTTTCAGCGTAACGGTCTCTTCAGGTGTCGGCATTTATCCGAGGTTCTTTCCGAGGGCGCTGAAGTCGATTCGCGCGGTGTCTTCTCGCTTGAACGGGTTATCTTCGATTTCCGGCTCGAAGATCAAGTCGTTCTCGTCCCACTCGGCGGCCCAGGTCGGCGGATCAAGCCATTCGATATGCTCGACGCCAATCTCGCTCCATGTCATGCCGCCGAGGCAGTAATAGAGCAAGTCCCAGGATTCGTTACGCTTCCGGTTTTTGTTCTCCCACTCGCCCTTCTCATTTCGCGTTTCGACCGTCAACTCGATATAGAAGTTTTCCGGCAGCCAAT